TTTGGTGCATGATAGTGGTATCGGTTTGATAGGTTAGGCGTTGCATGATAGTGCTGTGCGCAATGCTTTTAGCGTTTTGATGTATTCGCGGATCTCGTCGAGTGCTGTGCGGCGATACCGACGATTGACCTGGTGCCTGTTGTCGTAGGTTTGACGGATCGCCTCCTCGATGGAGGCGATCTTGCGGCGAATTTCTGATGCGGTCATGGGTTGTGTGATAGTGGTTTAGTCGATGAGGTTTTTTGCTGCTGTGCGTAACGGCTCCGAGACTCTGGGCGAGTGCAAATCTGACTCGTCGAGCGTGGTGCGGTCGCCCTGGATGAATTCCCTGACGCGCTGCGCTGGGTTGTCTGTGGGTTCGTATGGTGCCGCTGTGGGCATTTCAGGACATAGGGCAAGACAAGCGACAAGCGAGGCGATGATAGTGGCGATTTTTAAGGATTGCATGATAGTGGGTGATAGTGGTTTAGAGTGTGGCGCGAAATGCTAGTTTTTCCGTGATCTGTCCTTCGCGGTGCAATTGATCAACGAAGTCGGCGAAAGCGGTGCGCGTGTCGGCGTTGTGGCGATTGTGTGGCGCGGTTTTTATCTGCCATCTTCGGGCGTGGTCTTCGTGTTCGGGGTGCGATTGCCAGAAAGCGGCGCGGATTTGTAATTGTGTGGTCATGTTCTGGTTCTGGTTCTGGTTCTGGTTAAATGGTGCAGCATCCGCAGCATGGCGCGTCTTCACAACGTCCGTTGTAATTGCGGTAATACGTGCCGGTGCTGGTTCTTACTTCGTAGGATCTGCGCTCTTGGCGTGGTTCGTTGGCGAGTCTCTGAGCCTCGTCGGCGTGGTCTGCTGGTACGCTCCAAGTTTTAGCGGTCGCGTTCCATCTTCCACCCATAGCGGCGAAAGTTCTACGGTGTGGGTAGGTATTGCCTGTAATCGTGATGTACTGCATGTTTTGTTCTGGTGCTGGTTTGGTTTGCCTGGAGAGTTTTTGAGGCTCTCCAAGCGTTTCTGGGTTGTTACTTGGTGGAAATGATGAAGCCGGATGTGTCCTTTTTCGCGCTGTTTCCCTTGGCGCGAAGTCCTATGATAACGCCGGTTTTGTCGAAAAATCGAACGTCTGTCGTGTCTCCGTCAATTACTTCTCGTCCCGCCCATGTTGCTGGCAAGGGTTCGCCCTTTTTGGTGTCAAAAACTGCCGCAATGTTGCAAGTGGTATCAAGTACGGAAATGACGGCTGCGGCGTTGCTTTCGGACCGGCTGAAAGTTATGTGGTAATTTGTGGGAAGTTTTCCCGTGCCGTATGCGGTCGCGCGGTTCGGGTTCTTGGTGTAGTCATAAAACGCCACTTCTGGAAAGCGCTCCATCAAAGACAATCCAAGTTCGCCCTTGAGATTCTCCCAAGGTAAATCTGATGTGCCGTTAAGTCGAATTGCTGCGGTCATGCCGAGCTTCTTGGCTCGCTTCGCAAGTGCCGCGATATCCTCCGCCAGCATTTCAACGAAAGCGCGTGGGTCAGCGTGGAACAATTCCGTTTTTTTGATTCGGGCTTTCTGTATCACAGTGAAAGCTCCCCTCCCTGCTTTGTAAAGGCAAGCGGCAATGCATCCCTTGCTTGCGAAAGGGCATACGTTACGTCCCGCGATTGAATGGGGCGCAAGGTAAAGAATACCTGTTAATACGTTCAAGGCTTCTCCTTTGCTTGTTTTGGCGTTCGAGATCCCTAAAAGTGAATTACGCTTCGTTTTTTTGGCTGTTGTTGTCATGTTCGTTTTCGGTTGTTTGTTCTTTGGTTCTATTCAAGATCTGCTCACTAGGCAAAAAAGTACCTTAAAATGTCCGTCTTGGTCTTTTCTGCGTTCCGTCCACATCGCCTCGATGCGTTCATGCACGTTTACTTCTTTGCCCACTGGAAAGCTAGTGTGGCCATACTTCCCGTTGCAATACTTCATCTTGTGAAATGTGCTAGCGGTAAAGATTTTTTGCGCTTGCGTCTTGCTTATGATTCGAATTGTTTTCATGCTGTATGTTGCGGCGTTGTTCATGCGCGGCGGGAAAGATTTAAGCGATCTTCGGGATATTGTCAAATTATTTTAGCATTATTTTCGAATTATTTTTCACTTTCTCATTTTTCCCTTATTTTATAAAGCTTGCAAGGCATGATTTTTTTTGCTGTCCTGGCGTTTTTGCGCTCGTTTTTGGCGGCTGGTAAGGTCAAAGCAAAGAAAGCAATGCATGCAAGGCATCATCCAAGGGCTTGTAATCGTTTGCCTATTCTAGCAAAATATCACCAACAATCCGCCATGTTTCGCCGTGATCTCTGAAAGATTTTCGGCGGCGTTCGTCTTCTTCTCATTTTATTCCACAGTCACAAAAAAACTTCAAGCATAAAATGAGGAAAAACGAAACTTTTTTTCTGTGCGCGTCTCGAGCGGTCGGGCGTGATAGTGCCGGCAATCTCTTAGAGTCGATGTCGAGCGTGTCCGACCTGGGGATGATAGTGAGTGATCGATGCAATGCCGGCGCCGGTGCTGCGGTGTCTTCCTGCCGTGATAGTGAGTCATTTTCGGCGCGGTGTCGGAGCAAGTGTCGGAGCAAGTGTCGGTGTCTAAGCGATGCGATGCGATGCGGCAGGCGATGCGGCAGGCGATGCGGCAGGCGATGCAATCGTACGTTTCAAGCAAACGATTGTTTACCTATTCGGGCGAGCGGTGTTCATGCGAGTGCTGTTCATGCGAGTACTGTTCGATGTGCGTTTGAGTAGTGTTCGTTTGACCAGGGGGGGGGGATCGGGTGGCGGGTGTCTACGAAAATAGCTATTGGTATCCAACCACCGAAAAAATTGTCCAAAGTGCCAACCCCGAAAAAATGTGCAAAGGGGCTTGACAAATTCCCACCAAATGATAAAAAGCGGCATGAGCAGTCCAGTTAGTTATGATTTGCAGGGGCAGGGTGGTGGAGTTATCCTTCAAGCTACGGAAAGCGCAACAGGCAATTTCCGATGGATTCAAGTAGTTAACGATTGTGTTTTGACGGATCTTGATTCAACTAACTTGGACAACATTGGATCTCTGGTTGGCATTACAATTCCAGCAGGTGTTGGCATTGGTGGTAGATTTACATCCGTGATTGTTGATACTGGGGTTGTCATTGCTTACTACGCTTAATGAGTCAGTTTGCACAGAGTGGTAGTGCGATGGATGATGGGCAGTCCTCTGATGGGGACGGAGGTTTTATTGGGATCAATCAGCGACTGCAGTTGAATCAGCTTGAGACTGGTGAGGTGCGTGAGTCGTTGAATGGTCGGATGGATGGATATTGGAAGCCTCGTAAGGGGATTGTGGCTAGGACTGAGTCTTTGACTAGTGGTGGTAGTCCATTGCAGTTGCCCTTCTTCCTGATTGATTCTGCGAAGAGCATTACTGCTGCCAGTGTGTCGAGTGGTGTGGTAACGATTACGATTACTGGTCATGGGTTGACTGGCACGGCACTGGCTCGCGTTGCTGGGTTAGTTGGTGATGTCGAGATGAATGGTGACTTTACGTTGACCGTAGCGAGCGTGGATACGTTAACGTATTCGGTGCCTGGGTTAACGACGATCAGCGATCAGACTGGCACCTTGTCTACGACTCCCATCAATGATGCAGCTAACGTGAATGTTCGGGCATCTTGTTTGTTCAGCGATCCAAACTCGTCGAATGCCGAGAGTGTGGTGCTGGCATTGGATACTAAGGCGATCTTGGTAGATCTCGATGGGTATACCACACAGGACATTGCGTATCCTACTGGCAAGACATTGTCTGGTGATACAGAGATGATACAAGCGTTTGATCGTGTGTTTTTGTTTCGTGATGGAGCGCAGGGGTTTGAGTGGTTCAAGAATGGTCGCCAGATCGAGAGTGCTAGTCAGGCAGGGACGACGACAGTGACGATGCGTATTAAGGATCACGGATTGTCTGTGGATGATTCTATTGTTGTCAGCGGATTGACTGGTGGAACTCCTGCCAATGGCACGTTCGTTGTGCTGTCTGTGACTGACAAAGATGTGTTTACATATACGTTTACGACATCTCAGACGCAGACATTCACGGTGACGAATGGTGTGCTGAAAGCTGGGTTTACTTTGGTGCCTGGAGGCGTATATACGCAACCACAGGTTTTTAGCGTTGTAGGTAACGATGGTTCTGTGACGAATGGTGTTGTGAGCTTGACTGTGTCAGGCAACACCACAATTCAGGCAGGAGATACGATCGTGATTTACGAGACGACTGTTCCTGCGTTCAGTGCAATCTCTGGACAGTCCTTTGAAGTGCTAAGTGCCACTACAACCAACATTTCGTTTATTGCGCCTGTGGCTAATCTGGCTACATTGGGTGGTGGGTTAATGGTGGAAGTTGGGGGAAGGTTTAGTCTTGGCATTGGGTTCATTCATCAACCGGCTCCACCATGGGGAGTTTACTTTCAGCGTCGATTGTGGGTTCCGTTTTACTACGAACCTGGTGGCACGTTTAGCTCTCCGAGCTACACAAGCAGGAAAATTACTGATGAAATAACCGTTTCGGATATTTTAGACAGTCATACGTTTGATCAGATTGCCAATCAGTTCAGAATTACTGGTGGAACCGCAGATCATCTTGTGGCAATGCAAGGATTCTACGAAGACAAGCTCGTTGTTTTGAATCGAAACAGTTTGCATTTGATCAGTGGCACAACTGGGTCATTAAATGACACCAAAGTAACGGCATTGACGGATGAAGTTGGGTGTTTGGCAAGGAAAAGTGTGGTCATGAAAGGAAATGCCATGTTTTTTCTGTCTGATGACGGTGTGTATGCTGTAGAATTCCTCAATGATTACAATTTGCGAGGCGCGGATGAGCCAATTTCCAAGAACATCCAGCCTTATATTGACAGAATCAACAAAAACTTGGCTAAAGATGCTGTTGGAGTGCTGTTCAACAATCGATATTACCTTGCTGTTGCTCTGGACTCGATTGTTGGAGCTAATGATGCGCGTGGAAACAACACAATCCTAGTGTTTAACTTCCTGAATAAAGCATGGGAGTCAGTTGATACGTTTGGAGCGACTGATTTCGTCATTAAAAACATCATCATTGGAAGTGCTGCTGAAAGAAATAGCATCTATGCCGTAACATCCGCTGGTGGATTGCATGAATTAGAAGTGTCTGAGACATCAAACGACATCCTGATGTCTAGTGGATCTCAAACAAGCGTTTCAATCAACTCATCTTTGACCACCAGAGGATATTCCTTTAACAATCTCGATCGCAAACGATTCACAGATGGTCAAATCACCATGCAATGCGTCGATGGTGGTCTGGGTGAGTATAACATCTCCTTTGCTGCAGAAGATCCAGACAACAATCAACCGATTGGAACGACAACAACCTTCCTGGGTGGAGAAGTTCTAGGCACTGGATCAACCAATGAAGACGAGACTGGAAACATTCGTTTCCGCCTCGGAGGCATCAGGGGATACTTGGGAACCTTAACCTTGACAAGAACTATCGGTTCTCCTAAGATTACGTCTATAAGAGTCACTGGTTCTGTGACAAATCGACAAATTATATCACAAAAATAACATGGCTGGGGTAGTAGAAACAACACATACTTTTGCAAACAACGAGGTTATTACCAGCACGTTGATGAATAACATCATCGACGAGACGCTATTCACTTCTGATGCCTTGGTTTCTGGAAATGGAACTCTTGCGCTAGTAGCTGGCAAGCTCAAGGTCGCAACAGCTGGCATTACGTCCAACGAAATGGGAACAGATGCGGTGACTGCTAATGCTATTGCCAGTGGAGTCATTACCAATGCCAAGATTAGTGCTACTGCTGCCATTTCCTTATCAAAACTAGCCAGTGAGGCATTACCTGCTGGCATTACTGTAGCTACTGCCAACTTGGTCGATGCTAATGTCACCACAGCAAAGATTGCTGATGCTGCTGTGACCGCACCAAAGCTCAATGGAGCGCAGACTGGATCGGCTCCAGTGTTTGGTGTCCGAGCATGGGCAAAATTGAATCCTTATGTGAGCAGCATTCGCACTGGTGCATATAAATCTGGCAACTACACAAGAACTGCCACGGAAACAACTGTTACCATGACTGATCATGGTCTTAAGGCTAATGACAAAATTCGATTAGACTTTACTAGCGGCACTGCAACTGATGGGTTGTATACAGTTACATCATCCGCCAATGCGAATGAGTTTGTTGTAAACCATACTGGATCTTCGACCTCTGGAAATGTTACTGCTCAGTTTGTAGCAATCCAAGCATCTGGGAATATATCTACAGCGTCATGGTTTGATACTGGTGATGATACAATTGTTTTGAATTTCGCAACCCAAATGCCTAATGATGACTATGCTTCAATTGTAACAGGTCAATTTTTCCCTGGCGCATGGGCTACTACTACAAACGAATATACAGTAGGTAACACGCAAGCAAATACTGTTTATCAAGCACACATCTATATGAATCAACCAAATAGATTTATTAATGTAGTAATTATTGGATGAACCCTTACCTAAAAATTGCATCTAGTCTTTATGAAAAAATCAACACAGACTTCCAAGCACTTATTGGCTGGCATTTGTCTTATGGGATTGTTGTTTCTTCTCCTTATTTTTTTGCACTGGGGTTCCACGTTAAAAGTAGCAATCTGGAAGAAGCTGTTGCATTTGAAGACTCTGATACGCTATACGTCACTATGTGCTGTGGCAGCATGGCAAGTGCGCTCACGCCATTTAAGGACAACTATAAATACATTGCTTTCAAACGAGACTTCAAACAGTCAAGTCGTGACCGTTTGCTAAACATGAAAAAATTCTACTCTAAACTGTAACACATTATGGGATCAGCACCAAAAGTTAAAGCTCCGAAAATGGATATCTCCAGCGATATTCGGCAATACGTTTCGGGAATGTCGCAATCTCTGCCGCAAATTTTTTCGCAAGAGCAAAAATTCCGTCCACAGTTCCAAGGCTTAAACCTTAGTGATATTCAATCATTCTTAAGTGGAACAGGTGATCAACAAGGTTTGTTTGGTCTTAGTAATCAAGCAGCACAACAAGCTGGCATGGGACTTGGTGAAGCTAGAGGTGCCGAGTTAGAGCAGATGACTGGACAAGCAAGATTAACCCGTGGGTTAATGCAAGCATTGTCTCCAGAGCAAGCTGCTGCTGTGCAAGGATTTAGCAGTGAAGCAGATCGAGCATTTGCTGCATCTCAACGTATCAGTCCAGAGGAACAACGTGCATACCAGCAAGCTGCCCGTGAAGGAGCATCTGCGGCTGGCAGAATTGGTGGCAATGCTGCCATCGCTTCCGAGATTATGGGGCGCGAGGATATGTTTGCTCGCAAACGCGCCGAGGCATCACAAGCTAGGCAGAATGTCTACAATGCCGCGCAAGCCTTCTACACGCAACCTGGTCTTGGATTGTTAAGCACTGCGCCATTGGCGTATCAACAAGGTCAGCAATTTATCAATACTGGTCTGGGTGCTATTGGATCAGGAACACCACAGTTGTTTGACACATCTGTTGGTCTGAATCTTGGTGCCGCACAACGATCCAATCAACTTGCTGCTGCCTCTGCAAATGCACAAGCCAAAGCTGCGCAAAATGCTGGAATAATGGGCGCACTAGGTAGCATTGGTGGTGCTGCATTTGGAGCAGGTGGAATGTTTGGAAGATAATTAAATCATATGGCTATTTACGGAAAAGGACAAATGCTGGGTTCAGGAATCAACCCTGAGTCATTCAAACAAGATTTCAGTGGATTTGCTAATGCAGCAGCAATCCAAGCCCAGGGTCTTTCTAGTCTTGGGCAGAGTATTGGTGGAGCGATTCAGGACTACGGCGAGATGAAGCAAGAGCAGAAAAGGGTAGATGCCATGAACAAAGCGGCATCTAAAGCTATTGAATCTGCTATTACTCTTGGCAAGTCTTATCAAATTAGCGGAGTTGAAGAAACACTTCAGCCATTTCTTGCTGCTGCAAACGATCCAAGCCTAAGTCCTATTGAAAAAGCTGCGTTGCTTGATGAAGGCAAGGCAATGATTCCAAATGTGTTTGGTAGGTTCGATAAGAATCAAGCAATGCTGATTGAGCAAGCTCAAAATGAAGCAGCAGCAGCTAGAGCAGCAACTACATCAAATAGACCAATGACATTAGCTGAAATAGCAATGGGAGGCGGCAAGCAGCAAGTTATGCTAGATCCTACTACTGGAGTAGCTAAACCAATTACTTTGCAAGGATTTGATGGGCAACCACAGCAAGCATCTGCCTTGGGTAATTTGCCACAACCTCTTCAACCTTACGCTAAAACATTTGAAGAAGCTGGAGCTAAGTATGGAGTTCCTCCTGCATTATTAGCAGCTATTTCAATGCACGAAACTGGTGGTGGGACATCGTCAGCTTTTCGTAATAAAAACAACGCAATGGGGATATCTAATTCATCTGGTCCTATTCAAGTTGCAAAAGTTGAAGACTCTATTGAAAGAATGGCTAACTTGCTTGGTCAAGGCATTAACCAGAATACTGGTCCATATGCAGGTGCCAAAACAATTGAAGATATTGGAAGAATTTATGCTCCTGTTGGTGCAAGTAATGACCCAAGAAATCTTAATCCTGCATGGTCACAAGGTGTGACTTCTCAACTTCAGAAGTTGATGCAAACGCAGCAACCAGCAGCAACTGCTGCACAGGAAAGAATTGGATTTACTCCAGATAAACCAGAAAAAACTGAAACATGGCGTCCAGCAACGCCAGAAGAGTCTGCTCCGTATGGTGGAATGCCTGGGCAAATTAGTAGCACTGGTAAATTTATTCCAATCAATTTGCCTAGTGGATTCTCGATCGAACAAACTCCAGAAGGCGGATTAAAAGTTGTCCAAGGAGCCGGTGTTGGTGGCAAGACAGAAGGAGTTGCAAAAGCTCAGACCGCAATGAAAGAAGAATCATTCAGGCTGAACCAAGCAAACACCGAAGAAGCATTTGCGCGACTTGATACGGCAGGAACTAATAATCCAGTTTTTGCGGCAGGAAATGCATTGCTTGCCACGGCTTTACCAGCGTCAGAAGTGGGTGAACTTGAAGGATTCTACACAAGGATTAATGATGAAAACTCATTCATTAAAATGAATCAACTTAGAGCAAGCTCTCCTACTGGCGGTGCTGCTGGAACCATGACTGAAAAAGAATGGCCTAAATTCCAAGGAAGATTCTCTCCTCTAAGAGTTAATGCTAAAAAAGACACCATCGCTAAATCTCTTAGCTTGAACTTGCTGAATGCGTTTGAGGCGACCAATGGCACTCCAGATGATGTAATCAAACTTCTTGAGGATAAGAAAATCGACCAAGCAACATTTGATAATTACGTCCAAGAATATCTTACCAATAGAAAAATTGCGCGAGTTGGTGAAGATGGCGTTGAGGGGGCTTCGTATGATTGGACTAAGATCAACAAAGACTTGCTCAAGAAATCCACTACTAATAAACCAGCGGAAACAGGGGTAGGATTAAGCCCAGAAGCGCAGGACATCCTAAAAGAACTTAATATCAATGAGTGATCTCCAAAAGAACAAAGACATAATTGCAGAAGATATCAAAAAACTTTCCCGTGGGATTGTTGAAGCTGGCAATCGATATAAAGCTGCTCAAGCTGCTGGAAAACTTGATGAAGCTCAGTCTTATGTTGATATGATCAGAAAGCTGAATGATCAAGAGAACTTGCTTCAAGGTCAGTATGTTCAATTGGTAGAAAAAGAAAAGCAACCAGAACTAGAAAGAATTAGCGCACTTCGGCAAGAGCTTGAAAAACCAATGGCTGCTCCATCACCCAATTATCTGGGTATGTATGGCAGCATGGGGAATATGCGTGGCACTCCAGTATACGACACTTCACAACCTTCTGTTGAAGAGCAACAAGCAAGAAAACGCGAAATTATTGGAGAGCTTTATAAAGCACCACTTGGCGCAGGAGGGATGGAGGCAGAACAGCTTCCTGCTGGTGTAAGAGGAGGTGTAGGCGCATTGCCTACTCCAGAATCTGAACTTGAGTATCTGAAGATGCAGTATCCTGATGCTAGAATTACTCCAATGAGCGTTGGAAATAGCACGGAGTTCTTAATCAAGACCAAGGATGGCAAAACATTTACCACGCTCGATATGGGTTTTGCTGGTTTGGGTGGAGCAGCTGCTGTAGAGGCACCCATTGTTGTTGGATCTACCGCAGCAGGGATCGCTGCTGCGCTTGCAGCAAAAAGCCCTGCAGCTGGCACTGCTGCTGCAGCTGGAACCGAAGCTGTTCTTGGAACTGCTGCTGATATGATTACCCGTGCAGCACTTGGTATGCCTCAGAATATTGGTGAGAACGTCATGCGCCGAGGCACACAGGCAGCAATTGGCGGTGCTTTGGGTGCAGTTGGTGATGTGGCAATTCCTGCTGCGAGAGCAGTAAGAATGCCTGGTGGTTTCGCTAATGAATTCATGCAGGAGTATGCTAAATCTGCACAACGTCTTGGCTTGCCTGAAGCAGTGCCTCCTGGTGTTCAATTTGGTCCGAAAGGACTAGAAGGAGCGCAGGAACTTGCTGGAGACTTCCCCTCATCTCGATTAGGTGGCAGATTGCGCACAGCACAACAAGACCTTCGTAAAATTTTTGATCCTTTAGCAAAAACTGCCACGACAAGCCCAGGGGATTATGCTGCTGTTGCTTTCAAACAAAAACAACAAAGAGACGCACTTGCATCTCAAATTGCTGCCAATACTAATCAGAACAAAACAATTGTTGAAGGAGCAGTAAATCGATTGCTTGCGCCTAAGCAAGTAGCTGACATTGACAAACTGGGTGGATTTTTGCGAGACACTATTAAAAAGGCAGAGGATAAAGCCATTGAAGATACTACTCAGCAATATGACTTCATGGCACAACTTGCTGATGATGCGGGATTTCAAATAGAAGCAAGAGAGCTTCTTGATCTCCTTCCTGATATTAAAGCCAGAATCAATCCTGGAGGAGCATTTGACAGAACGGCAGTTGCGCGAGTAGAAGATGATCTTCGACGAGTCAGAGATGCTCCCGTGCTGATTGCAGATTTACGCAAACAACTTAGCCGAGAAAAAAATTCAGGTCGCAAACAAGATCTAGCAAATCAAATCAGAGATCTTGAAGCAATTAATAAGCCACTGGATTTCAAAGGTTTTGATGCGTATATCAGAAGATTCAATGATGCCAGACCAGACAGTGCTGTTGGTCGTCAAACAAAAGATGTATTTGGTCTGCAAATCTCCAATGAGCTTTCTGCTTTAAGGAGAGATATTTATAATCAAACACCAATTGTCCGTCCTGACGGATCTACCGGCACATTAGGTGATGAATTCACAAAAGCTGCAGATCTTGTTCGCAATAGAAATGCATTTGAAAAAACAACTTTAGGTGGAATTCTGAGAGATGTTGGAGGCGAGGATGTTGCAACACGACGAGATGTCGTAAGGATTGCTATGAAAGATCCCGACACCATGAGCAGAGTCTTGACTGCGGCACAGGGACTAGAAGCAACAACTCCTGGGATCACACAACAACTCAGGGATGGTATGCAGACCCAATATATGAAAGATATTGGCATTGGAACTCAAGGGAACATTACGCGACTAGAGTATGACCAAGGAATCTTGAATACCTTGTATGGTGCTGATGCTGGAAAGATCTCTAGGGGATTAGATACTTTGAATGAAAAACTTTCCACCATACAGGGAGTAAGCATTTCTGATCTCAGCAGAAGTGATTTGACACAATTGGCATCGGCTTTAAGTAAAGCTGAAAGAAAAGCAGTTGCTGATCAAATTATTGAAAGAGAAAAAGTCAAAAAACTGGAAGAACAGTTAGTTACTTCTGAAATATTTCAAGCTGCCAAAAAAGGTAATTTTGAAAATATTGATCCAGATTTGTTGTCGAATTCTATTTTTTCCAATGCAAGCACCATTCGGGATGTTGAGATTGCAATGGCGCAACTCAATAAATCGTCAACACCTGCTAGAAATCTTTATCGAACTGACTTCCTAAGAATCTTTCTTGATAAATACAATGGTGGAGTGCCATCCGCTGGCGCACCATATACTCCATTATTTGATGTAGACAGGTTTCTTGCTGACTATGGCACTCCTGGAAAACCTACTGAACTAGGCAAGAAGGTTAATACAGTTCTTGGCTCAGATACTGGAACTCTTCTTTACGATATCGCAAAACTTTACCAAGGAAATACCATTAAAGAGCTTTCCAAGAAGGATGTTAATTTGAGAGCTGTTGCAAGCACTCAAGCACTGAGTGTTCTGTTTCCTATTGCCAAAATGACTACTTCTGCAAGAAATAGATTCTTGGCAGAGTCACTTGCAAATGGAAGCGAAAGATATGGTTTGCGTGCTTCTCTTGCCAGAAACGCACTGCCTGGAGAGGTTAATGATGCTTACATGAAAATGTTCAAGGGAGCATTCAAAACTCGACAAGGGCTTACATCACTTGCAAGGATGGCATCTGGTGACCCAGAGTTTTCCGCTGAACTTGAACAAGCGGCAAAAGACTTTGAAGAACAAGAAAAACAAAACTTGCCTCCTGTGAGAAAGTAAGCTCTGATTCCATCGCTATGAGCGAAGAACAACTACAGAAACTGAAAGAAACCTACTACGACGATCGTCCTGATAAGAGTGAGTGGTTTCTAGAGGTGCGTGAACGTGCCAAGTCTTTGCCTCGTAATCACATCGAGCATTACGCTCCACACAAGGCGGCATTGGCATTGTTCCTATTATCTCAGGGAGCTAGAATCTCTGAGATATCCAAGAAGACAGGTGCTGGTCGTGATGTCATCCGTGGACTGGAGTGGAGGCATAGCGACACCTTGGAGACGAAGCGCAAGGAATTCTCCATGCGATACGCGATTGCGGCTCAGGAATATACCGATCTGCTCTTTGAACGTGCCAATCAACTGTTCGATGACCCAGACAGTCTTGCCAAGATCTCCCCTGAGAAGCTGGCAATCACAGTCGGCATCCTGACCGATAAAGCTGCGCAGTTGACCGGCATGGCGACCACAGTGGTCGAGCATCGTAAAGGCGCAAGTCTCGATGATGCCGCGAAGCTCATCAATGAGGCGAAGTCTCGTATTGCTAAAGGCAAAGTAGTTGACGCAGAGATCATATGATTTGGAGACAACATCAGATACTCAAGCCTCCTACAGATGAGGAGATTGCCGAGATGACACCAGAAGAACTGTTGTCAATCCATCGCGTCTACCATGAAGCAATTGAGAATGCCGAAAAAGACCCATACCAATATGGCTTCCGTCTTCCTCACTGGATTAAAGCCGAGGAGCAACTCAAGGAAGTCAATGAGATCTTGGCACTTGGTGGAAACCGATCGGGCAAAACTCAATGGGGCGCATTTTCCGTAGTCCGTGCTGCAGTCGAGAATCCAAACTCTGAGATATTCTGTTTCGCGCAGACATCCGAGGTGTCGATCCGTCAGCAACAAAGCGCAGTCTGGGCATGGTTGCCAGAGTATCTGAAGACCAAGTTCACCAGCGCAAATGCTTACATCTCCTACAAGAAGAAGACAGGATTCACTGACTCCTCGCTGATCCTCCCAAATGGATCACAGATCATCTTCAAGACCTACTCGCAGTATCAGAACAACCCAACAATTCTAGAGGGTGCCGAGCTTGGATCTCGAAACCCTGTGTGGCACAACATCGGTGTGTGGCTGGACGAGTATCTTCTTGGTCCTGAGCTAATCACTACCCTACGCTTCCGTCTGGCGACTCGTAACTCCAAGATGCTTGTGACGTTCACACCCATCGATGGATGGACTGAAGTCATCAAGGAATATCTTGACGGTGCAACCACCATCGAAAGTCGTGAGGCAGAATTGCTCAATAATGAGTTGGTTCCCTACGTCCAGAAGTCCAAGAAGCTGAATGCGTCCGTGCATTACTTCCACTCGAAAGACAATGCCTTTGGTGGATATGAGCGCATCAAGGAGACGCTACAAGGCAGGAGTCGGGAGGAGATCCTTATCCGCGCCTATGGTGTGCCGATGAAGTCACACGCTACCAAGTTCCCGAAATTCAACAAGGTAGTCAACGTGGTCGAACCCGACAAGATTCCGAAGCACAATGTCACCAGATACCACATTATCGATCCTGCTGGAGCCAAGAGTTGGTTTATGTGCTGGATTGCCGTGGACGAGTCTGGGACAATGTGGGTGTATCGTGAATATCCTGGAGTCGATGTAGGTGACTGGGCAGAGTGGAAATCTGGCAAGTGGATGCCTGGAGAGGGAGCGAAGGGCAAAGGTTATGGCATCCGAGACTATGTGGAACTAATCGAGGAAATGGAAGGCGAAGAGGAGATTTTTGAACGACTAATCGACCCTCGCCTTGGTGCAGCCAAATATCAGGTGCAAGATGGTTCCTCATCGATCATCGAGGATTTGAACGATGCTGGCATGGTGTGCATTCCAGCCCCAGGTCTTGATATCGATGACGGATTGCAAGCTCTGATCGGGAAAATGGCATGGGATACAACTAAACCGTTGGATTCCGTCAATCGTCCCCACTTCTACGTTAGCTCCGAGTGCGAGAACATCATTCAAGGATTGTCAGAATACACCGGTGAAGGCGGACTAAAAGAGGCATGGAAAGATGTTATTGACGTTTTGCGCTATGCTGCTATTTCTGGCATCGATCACGTTGATGAATCTGTGAGTCTAGTTACAATCCAAGGAGGTGGAGGTTATTAATATGAGTGCGAAAAAAGAACCAAAAAAGCGAGGCAGACCAGCAAAAGTCGCAAAACCGATTATTGAGGATCTGCCCCAAGAGCCATTGAAAGCAATGATTATCGGAGTTTGCCATAATCCTACATGGGTGAGAGCAAGAATCGATGGATTTAGCGTAAATGTCAAATGTCCTGCCAATATATCAAAACGCTTGATCGGAAAGCAAGTTGATGTTATTCTCGTTACTTCCGAACTTGAAGATTACTACCAATACCTAGCATGAATGACGTTCAACAAATAGAAGACGAGTCACTTATCTACCTTGATAAGAAACCCGACATTGGTGCGTTATCCAATGCTTATGACACCTGCTTGGTAGATCTTGATTACTACTTTGAATCCTGTCTGCGTTCTTACAATGACCGCAGAAACATCTGGGATGGCAAGTCTGATGACCTTCGCAAGAATGGCGCAAATGCTTTCCCGTGGCAGGGTGCTTCCGATCAGGAAGTGAATGTCATCGGTGAGCGCATTGATCTGTATGTCGCGCTATTCGACCAAGCACTTTCTCGCTCGCATATCAAAGCGTTCCCGACATCGATGGCAGCAATGCCCAAGGCAGCAGTTGTCTCTGGCTTCCTGAAATGGATGCGCTCGTCATACATTCCTGACTTCAAGCGTCAAATGGAGCTTGGTGGGAACTACCTGATGGAGAAGGGAATCATGGTGACTTATGTCGGCTGGAATCGTGAGAAGCGAACCTACCTGCAAAGCGTCAACCTGCGCGACATCGAACAAGCATCCCCCGAACTCGTCGAGATGATCTTGAGCGAGCAAGACGATGAGATGCTCATCGAAATGCTGCAAAGTTCATTCCCTGATCTTTCCAAGAAGCGAGCAAAGAAAGCAATCAAATCTCTGCGCGAAAAAGGAAACGCAGAGATCCCACTTGCTCGTCAAACGGTAGACTGCCCTGTCGTCTACTCCTGCGCTCCCGATGGTGAAGTTATGTTCCCATCCTACATCTCAGATCCACAACGCGCACCATACATGTTCTGGCGAACATTCCTAACTTCTCAGGAGCTTGAGAAAAAGGTGACCAACGAAGGATGGGATCGTAAGTGGGTGGACTACGCTATTGAGAATCTTCGTGGCAAAGACTCGATGTATCTCGATGGCGAGAAAGTCAAAACGCAGACTCGCCTCCCGATCACCGACGATAATGACCTGGTTATGGTGGTCTATGCCTACCAGCGTCTCATCGATGAGGAAGATGGTTCCGAGGGAATCTACTGCACGGTGTTCCATCCACAATCAGATGGTTATGCCAAGCATGAACTGCTCAATGGCTACGACGACTACCCATTCGTGGTAACTCGTCTGGCGAACGACCAGAAGCGCATGTATGAGGTGCAAACCTTCTCAGATATTCTCCGTGGTCCCCAAATGCAGATTAAGACCGAGAGAGACAGTCGCATCGATCGTGCGTCACTGGCAACATTGCCACCGATCATGCATCCTGCCGGTCGCCCCCCATCGGACTGGGGTCCTGGGCGCAGAGTCCCGTATCGTCGTCTGGGCGAAATCGCCTTCGGTCCGATTCCTCCGCGAGATGACGGTTCCGTTGAAAGCGAGATGTCCATGCGTGGACAAGCCGATCGCGCTATCGGTCTGGATCTTACCAATCCTCTCTCGACTGCTCGCCAACAGTATTACATTGGCAAGTTCCTTGATCACGTTAAAGACGTTCTCACGATGGCATGGAAGTTGTATCAGCGCATGGGTCCTGATGAAATCTTCTTCCAAGTGACTGGCAATCCTAATCCTCAAGTGATGACGAAGGGAAGCCCAGATGAGAACTACTCGATTATGGTATCGTTTGACTCATTGTCGAGTGATCCTGATACAGCAGAGACTCAGCTGAAAAACATGGTTGCGCTTGTCCAGTTGGATCGCAATGGCATTCTTGATGTGAATAAACTACTGGAGTTCGCTGCTTCATCGATCAATCCGATCTTTGCTGACTACGTGCTGCAACCGGTGGAAGAAGCCCAGCAGAAGATTGCTAAGAACGTCACAGATGACCTCTCCAAGATCTTCTCTGGTATCGAAGTCCCTGCTCAACCAAACGGAGCGCAGATCGCTATGCAGATGGTGCAAGCCTATGTCCAACAACCTGATGTTGCCGCTAGAGCGCAGCAGGATGAGGCATTCGCTTCTCGCTTGCAGAAATACGCAGGACAGTATCAATTCCAGCTACAACAGGCACAGAACGCTGAGATTGGACGCATCGGAACAGCACCTGCTGAAATGGGTGGCGTAACAACTCAAGGAATGGAACAGTGATTTCAAACAACAACAAATAATTAACTCAATAAAAATATGCCAGAAAAAAATAGAAAAGTAATCAAATATTCAACTTATACAGTAGACCCTAAATTAAAAGGGCTACCAAAATATAAAAAGTTTGGAGATGCGGCATCAGCGCAAACTCGATCAGTGGAAATAGATCCTTTATATAATCCATCTGGAAAAGGAAAGTTTGGTTCGTCTTATGCTCCTTACAATAATAAAGCTACAATTGAAACAATTGCATTGCCTGACCCTGGCGCATTAGCACGTAGCGCAAAAGCGCGAAAATTTCAAGAACCAAAAATTCAGCAATCTTCATCTCCTTCACGATCTAACTTATTAAAAGCTCGCGGCACTCAGTCATCTTCTGTTCGCAAGCTTGTTAAGTAGTAATGATGAAGAAACTAATCAAACGCGCAGACGGTTCTCGCTCTCAGCGAGGAATGTGGGATAACATCCGCGATGCCAAAGGCTCTGGTAAAAAGCCAACAAAAGAGATGCTAAAGCAGGATCGGAAAATCAAGCGAAAGATGAAGTAATGGAAAAGCGTTTCACGAAAGTAGTAAAGAATCCAAAGACTGGTCGCACACGCACGATCAAGTATGGGCAAGCTGGAGCCGCGAAGGACGGTGGTGATCGCATTCGCCCTGGCACTGCAAAGGGTGATGCATACTGCGCTCGCTCCGCGAAGATCAAAGGCGATTGGAAATCTGATCCTAATTCCCCAAACAATCTTTCTCGTCGTAAATGGAAGTGCCGAGGAAGTAAATCAATGAAATAATCTATGAAAAAAGCACAAACCAAAATCAAGAAAGTCATGCGCGAGTTCAAAGCTGGCAAGTTGCACTCTGGTCGTGATCCACAAGGTCCTCGTAAAGCACCAGTCGTGAAGAATCGCAAGCAAGCAATCGCTATTGCTCTCAGTGAAGCAGGAAAATCCAAACGTAAATAATCTATGAAAAACAAGAAATCAGGTGGCTGCGGTCACGAAGGCAAAGAATACGGCAAAGAGAAGAACGGCAAAAAAGGTAAAGGCTACGTCGAGATCGAGATCAAGATGGGTCGTATGCCTAAGAAAGCTGCCAAACGCAAGCTAATGAAATGAGAGACTACAAGAAAGAGTATCAGGAATACCACAGCAAGCCGAAGCAGATTGCTCGTCGGGCTGGGCGTAATGCTGCTCGTTCTAAAGCGGTCAAACTTGGTATGGCATGTAAAGGTGATGGGAAAGATATTCATCACAAGAATAACAATCCCAAAGACAATCGTGCTTGCAATATCGCCTCTGTGCCAGTAAGTAAAAACCGAGGATTCCCTCGCACATCCAAGAACAAACCGAAAGGACGACTGAAATGACACCACTACCAAAACCAACAATCCTGCAAGCTGTCGAAGCACTCTCAGATCGAGATGAGTTCAAAACAATCGTCCAGTTTATTCAGGATGAGCGTGAGCGATTCTTCGGTGATCTGCGTCAATGCGTCGAGCAGAATGAAGTCATGAAGATTGTTGGCAGTGTTGCCACCCTGGATGAGCTTTTGATTTTGTTGAAAAAACAGGGTTGACATTTCATCAGATTCTGCTTTTATTCCCTCGCTGTTTTGTTTTCAGCTTGCTTATGTTCAGATGCCCATAGAGGAAATCCCTCTATGGGTATTCTTTTGGTGGTAAACTCAATAAAAATTTACTATTGACAAAGTTGGTGCTTTTGTGCTAATTGTCCTTCGTATCGCACCGCCGAGCGTAAATGGCGTCCCAGTTATGAGTAATCCAGAAGCTACCGCTGAAGCTATTGAATCAGTGTCCAACCTGTCATTTGAAGAGCTTGTAGCTCAGAGAATGGAAAAACATAACCCCGAACCAGAACCAGAGGAACAATCCGAAGAGGAAGTTTCCGAGGATGAAGAGGAAGAAGTTCCTGCTGAGTCTGAAGAAACGGAAGCCGAGGAGGAAGCCGAAGAGGAGGAAGAGGAAAGTGAAGTTGATCTACTGTCGTTGACCACGGAGCAGATTCAAGCCTTAGCCAAAAAGGGTAAAAGCCGGTTGCTGCAACGCATCGGAGAGCTAACTGCTCAGAAAAAAGCCCTGGAGGAAAAGATTCAATCTCAACCGCAAGTCAAGGAAGTCCCTCAAGAGGAGAATCCATTTCGTGAAATCCAGTCATTCGATGACTTGAAAGCGAAGTATCAAGAACTTGAGAGAACACTTGAGACAACAGATGCTCTTCTTGAAGAATACGAAGACTATCGTGCAGACGATATCATCCTCGTAGGAGACAAGGAGTTCACCAAGCAGCAGATCCGCAAAGCTAACCGTAATTCCCGTGATGCATTAACCAAGTATCTACCTGCCCAGCAAGCGCATCTCCAGCAGATCGTTCAGATGGAGCAGTTGAAAGGTCAATACATCGCAGCAGCAGAAGAGGAAGTCCCTGACATCAAGGACGAATCAACTCCTGTTGGGAAGCAGTTCAGGGATCTAGTGTCTGATCCACTTATCGAAAAGCTACGCAAACAAGTTCCTGAAATTGGCTACCAAATTGAATACATCTTGGCTCATGCTGCTAACTCGATTAACGGAGGGACAAGGATTAAGAGACAACCTGCGGTGGGGAATAAACTGAAAATCAGTCCATCTTCTTCCCCATTTGGAGCGGGTGCCGCGAAGTCCTCGACATCTTCCAAATCGAAAGTTGTAGATGCGTATTCACGCTTTGAAAAGAGTGGAAGCCCAGAAGAATGGATTGCCGCTAGAATTGCCAAATACAAATAATTTCAACCGCACAAAACTATGCCTATCTCAAATACTTATCAACCATCTGCCCCGACCGCAAAAACTGGTCAGGGTTCCGCCGTATCGAACCGCGAGGATCTCAGCAATGAACTTGCTATCCTGGCTCCTGAAGAAACTCCCATCCTCTCGCTTTGCAGCAAAGGTAAAGCCAGCGCCACCTATTCTGAGTGGACTGTTGACTCTCTTGCTGCTCCAGCTACCACTGGTATTAGCGAAGGTTCGGATGTGACTTCGTTCTCCGACAAGTTCGCTAACCGCGCCCGCCTGGGTAACTACATC